GAATTATGGGTAGACATATGTCTTAATAATTGTGAAAAAGCAATGAACGCTATGGTCAAATATTGTAAAAAAGATGTTTTGTTATTAGAAAAAGTTTACAAAAAGCTCACAGAGTATGATACTCATAAAACACACGTTGGTATATTGAACGGTTTAGATAATTGGACTTGTCCTTATTGTGCATCTGAAGATGTAAAAAGAAAAGGAATACGAGTTACAAGTATGGGCAAGAAATATCGAATGATATGTAAAAGTTGTAGCCGACAATATCAAATATCACAAGCAACAGTTAATAAATATTATGAGTACAAAAAATTCCAAATCGGATAAAGAGCCAAAGATTATATATGAAATTAATGATTTATCAGAGGGCATAGAAGTTTTACACGACCTTACTGAATCGTTACACGAGAAGAGATTTGACAATTCTAATTCTATTATAGTGAAGTCAATTAAGACATTATCCAAAGAAATAAAAAATAAGATGAAAGAAATATATGAGCGACATAAAGTTACCCAAAAATGAACTCGCAGAAAGAAAAATATTAAGTTCTTGTTTAAGTGGTAATGATACATCAACACTCGAAGAAATGTTATCAATTATATCGCCTGATGACTTTTATTACGAAAACAACAAAGTAATATTTACTACCCTTAAAAAACTTTTAGATAACAACAAACCCTTAGATGAGATATCATTAACTGAACACTTAAAAACTAGCAACCAATTAGATTACGTTGGTGGTGTAGACTATATAATTAGTCTAGACGGTGGTTTTGGTACAAGTTTACAGGCACGTTCGTCAGCCTTGATAGTAAAAGAGTGTTCAAATAAGCGTTCTTTGATACGTAGCTCAAGGTTAGCCATTGAAGATATAGAAAATGGCGGAGATTGTACATCAGCTATTAGTATTATAGAAAAAGGACTAGATGGCTTAGACCAAGCACACCAAGAAAAGACTAAATTAGGTGATAATGCTAAGAATTTTTTAGATAAACTGTCACAGATGCGTGACGGTGTCTATGTTGCAGATAAATTTCCTACTGGTATAACACATTTAGATGAAAAATTAGCAGAAGGCGGTATAGGCAGGGGTGAAGTTATGGTGATATCAGCACCAACATCTTGTGGTAAATCACAATTAGCACTTAATATTGCATTGCGTACAGCTATAACAGACAAAAAAGCTGTTGCTATATTTTCTTTTGAAATGATGGCAGACCAAATTATGAAACGCTTGGCACAGATATCATCAGGTAAAAACATATTTGATTCGTTAGCTAGTCAGGATGTAGACAAACATATGGATGATATCATTACTGCAACAAAAAAACTTTGTGCAGCACCATTACATATAATTAACACAGTACGTGATATCACGCACCTTCGAGCACGATGTGGTTATTTGAAACGCAAACACAATATCGAAATGGTTGTTGTTGATTATTTACAATTAGTTCCTTGGAACACAAAACTATCGAAATGCGATGGAATAGCCGAAGTATCACACGGTATTAAACAAATGGCTATGGACTTACAAATACCTGTCTTGTTGTTAGCACAGATTAATCGTGAGGGTGCTAGAAGTAATAAGCCGGGCATATACTCATTAAAGGACTCAGGAGATGTTGAAAACGATGCTGATATCATAGTAATGATGTACCCAAAAAATACTGACTTTGCAAAGAGTAAAAAGCTTGACAGGAATGGCAGACCATACGTAGAATTAGAATATAGGTTAGTGAAGAATCGAGAGGGAGAAAGAGATACAGATGGAGTAATGATACTAGACCCAAACGTGGGTAGATTTTTATGATTGGGGTGGAGTAAACCGTGAGGAGCTCATTTGGGGTTTTCGTATATATTTTCCCATTTTGGACACCCCATAATATTTTATTATGACAATACCAAACACAGACTTAGAAGAAGTAGAAACAAGAATACAGATATACAGAGAAGAATCTCGCACTATATCTTATCGCGTGAATGCTTTAACGGAACGTAGAAAAGAGATAAATGAAAGAATAAGATGTTTAAAAGAAGAGGCTAAAAAAATTAAATCATCTATTTAATTTCTAGAAGCGTTTCTTTTCATCATTTCTTTTCTTAGGTTTTCTAACTCTTCTAAATAATATTTTTGAGTTTCTGTATTTATTTGAGAACCTCTTATTAATGCTCTATGTCCTTGATTGGTCGTTAAAAGACTACTTACCATTTGTTTATAAGCCTCTGCTTTTTGTTGTGCAGTAGCTTTTGTAAAAAATAATTGTTTAGTTAAACCATTTGCGGATAGTTCTCCATAGAAAAATCTTTGTAACATTGGTACAAAACCACTAGCAACTACTGTTACACCTTGACCGCTTACAACAGGCTTAGTACCTAAGTCTGCAACATTTTTAGCAAAAGTCTGTGACCTGTTAGCTTTAAGCAATTTTGCCATATCTAATAAATCATTGTAAATATTGTCTGTGCCGTAGTTTAATATTCTTTTTGCGTTAGCCCCTGTTTTTTTATTATTAAGAATATTGAGCATTATTTGTGGGTCAAACATTTCGTTTACGCCTCTTTCGACTAATGCACCGCCTGTACCCTTACCAGCACGCTCTTGTAGCTCCATAATTACCGCTTTTTGCAAATCTTTGAACATTTGCGGATTTGTTTCTGCGAACACATCTAGCTGTTTCATTACTGTATTCATCGTGATATCATCTGCATCAAGCAATGAACTAACAAATATTTTTGGATTTATTAAAATATCTTGTGCTGTATTCTCTGTAATGTTAGCAAATAATTTAGATTTCAACACATTGTCTTTTTGTATTCTTAAATCTATAATATTAGATATTATTTTTTGTGTGTCTCTAACAGATTGTACAGAACTACCTTGAAGTATAGAAAGTATTTCTGTTTCTTTTAAGTCAACAAACTTGCCCGGATTTGCTTGTATTTTTTTATTCAAAGCATCAAACGCCTGCATTTGAGCATTGACTCTATTGTTGAATTTTGTTGCTAGACTTATCTCTCCTGTGCTTGTGCGTGGTGCATATAACTGCTTTACCATATCTTTATCTATTTTAAGACCGCTTCCGCCTACTTTTACTACTGCATCATTTGTTATACTGCGTACATAATTCTGTCTTAATATTTGTAATGCTTCATTACGAGATGCTTCATCAGGCAACACTTTCATCAATCTGCTTATAGCATCAGGGTTATTTAATTTTTCTAATGCAGACCTACTACCTAAAGCGTATGCTAAATGTTGTGGGCTATGAGATTTTTCTCGTTGTGCTAATTTATAAAACAAAGAATCTAAATCTTGGAATCTTAAATATTTTTTATACTCTGCATTAGCTTTGTTTAAAAAAGTTCCTGTTTTATTTTTAGAACGCCCTGTAAGTGGATTGATAACCTTATTGTTTCTTAATGCTCTGAGTGCTCCATCTTGTAATTCAGCTAATCTATTTAAAGTTGTCTTACCAATGAGAGGTGTAAATACTGCATCTTCTCCTATATTTTTGATATATCCATCTAATTGTTCCCAAGTTATTCTTTTTGTATTCGTTCTTGAATTTGCTAGTGCCAATAAATCATCTAATTTTTCAAACTTAGTTCCAAGCATTGGATTAAATTGTTTGAGTATTCGTTTATTTAATTTGCTCGTAGATTGACCTCTAATTTGTTCAATAGATTTTTGTAAAACTCTTACTATTTCTTGTACGCTAAAATCAATTCCATCTCTTTTTGCTTGTATTGCTACTGCATCATACGCGTTACTTTGTCGAGTCTTAGAAGCAATAAAAGCATCATCTATTATTTTTTGTACTCTACTACCTTTTTCTAAGACATCAAATCTAATACCTGCTGCTTTTGCTAGTTCTAAATCGAGGTTTTGTTGTAACGCAACTCTAAGTTGGTCGTCTGCTCCAGCTAATTTATTGATGATATCATCGTAATTACTGCGTAAATTATTGCTCACACTAGCGATAATAGCTTCTACATTAGGTTTACCGCTACCTTGAAGTGTTGCTACACCTCTTTCAATAATTTCTTTGTTTTGTTGCAATATTCCCTGTACCGATGGACTGTTAATTTGTGCTTTTAAATCAGCTTCTAATGCTTTTTCTCCTCTACGAACACCACTAGTAGTTTTTAACTTACCCAATTCTGCTCCAAATTTATTATTAAAGTCTTTGTATGTAGCTAATAATTCTTCTGTGTATTTACTTGATGAGTTTCTTGTAAAACCTGCCATAAATCTGCCTGTTTTAAGTAAACCATAATCTGCTACTGCCATCATTAAAGATTCTTGTATTTTTTGATTACCAAAAGCAGTATATTCACCCACATCTTGTAAAAAATCTTTACCCGTAATAACATTATCACGTATTTTAGCTACACCATCTCTAACACCTGTAAAAAAAAGATTGCTACCAATTGTTGCCACAGCTTGCCCTGCAGGTGTTCTAAGTCCAACAGCTATAGCAGGAGCTAATTTAGGAGCTAATAATGTAGCCCCAACAACAAAAACGCCTTGAGCAACAAGACTAGCTGCATCTCCAAAATCTGATGCTGTAAATCCTTCTTCGTCTATGTATCTGACGTATCTTTTTCCGTCTTTAACCCCATCAAAAATAAATCTTGGTTTACCATCAACCATTATGGCTTTTACTGAATCCTTACCATATTCTTTTTTTAATTCGTTAAGTTTCATTTCAGGACTTAACCTCCAAGATAGATTTACTTTTTGAAGAAAATTGTGCCAAAAACCATCTTTGCCCCCTGATGTTACATCGACTTGGCTTACAGGAACGCCCATAGCCATAGCGGTATATTTTTGTAAAGAAAGTTCACGGTTTTCATCATTTTTTTTACGTTGTGCTACATTGCCAATGTAGGCATAATCGCCTGATTCCATAGCCTCTATGGCATTAATATTTTCTTTATTTATTCTGTTACGTATTTCTGCGTTGCTTAACTCACTTCTAGAACGAAATGTATACTCTAGTTCCGTTGGTCTGTCGGTAACGGTATATTCATAAAATTGTGACATAATTAATTATCTGTAGATTTAATTTTAATATCATTAATAATAATATCATTGTCTTCGTCTACCATTCCTATGTTATTACTAGGAGTATTAATAGATTGATTGCCGTTTTGTTGACCACCAACAAATGGGTTATTTTTAAGTAAATTACTGTCTCGTGGTGTAAGTGCTTGATTTTCGTTTTCTACGCCACCCATAGCTAAATTAGCTTTTGCGTTTGGATTTGGTGTTTTAACATTTTGTTTTAAATCTTCACCAAAATATTGATGCCTATACATAGTAGGATTAGTTTCATATAATTTTCTTTCTACTCGAATATTAATAGGTACAAAATTTGGGTTATCGTGTACCAAGTTGCCTCCGTTAATTGCAGTTATAGTAGAATAATTTTCTGAAGCCTCTTGTTTTTGTATAGTATCATATAAAAAATCTAAAGTATTTTGATTAATTCCTAAATCTTGTAATCTTTTAAAACCACCTTGTTTGTGTTCTTCTTCAATTACTCGTAATGCAGCTCTATTGGTTATATAAGCGTATTTATCAACTTCTTTAAGAACTTCATCAGAACTTCTTCCTGATAGTCCTGCTAATTGTGCTTCTGTAGATTGCAATAGTTCGATTTCCCTAACTGCTATTTGACCAAGTGCTCCACCTGTTTTTGATGCTGCTCTCATATCTTGTAGTGCTTTAAAACCTGCTACTGCTTGTAATTGAGTTAGTTGTTGTTCTAAACTTTTAGCGTATCCTCCACCTCTTATGTACCCTGAAGCAACAAAACGACCTGCTGGTCCTGCATCTTTTAAATAATCTTTTATTTCGTTAACTGTTTGATTTACCGTTGCTGCTGTTGATACAATACCTCCTATCTTGCTTTTAAATCTATTATCTTCTTCTAATTTTATTGCATCAGGAACAAGAACTTTTGACACTTCTACTTCATTTTTTATGTGTTTGTCAAATTCTTCTGTTTCTGTACCACCTGCAAGAGCATATTGTTCTTTGTACTCTGATACTGCAAGCTGTTTTCCCTTATCTCTTTGGTAATTAATCGCATAATCATCTGCCTTTCTTTGGGCAAAAGTATTACCCATTTCTATCAATTCATCTGTGTCTACCTCATCTACTTCAGGTAAAGACTCTGTATAATTTTTCAATTGTTCGGTAACAACCGATAGTGATATACCCTTGTTTGTAACTTTTTTATCTGTTAATACATCGGTATATGAATATGTTGCTTTTGCCGCATCTTCGAATATTGCGTCTCTATCTATGTTTCCATTTGCATCTATATTTTTATCAAATATTTCACCTAACTTTATATCCTCTTGTCTAGTTACATTAGCTTGGTTGAGTTCGTTGCCTAAAGTAGTGGTTTCTAGATTTAAATTTTTTAATTTAATATCGCCTAACTCTCTAGTCTGTTGAGCGTCTGCTAAACTTTGAGCAGTTGTAAAGTAAGTATTCAATAAGGATTCGCTAGATAAACTAAAATTACCATCTTTTCTTTTGTTTATAGCTGATTTTAATTTTGGGTCTAAATTATCTGTGTCCGATAACAATTCAGGGTTACTAGCAATAAAAGCATCATTTTTTGCTACTGTTGTGTTAAGAACTTCTTTGTTTACTTGGTATTGTTTGACACCCTTCATGATGTCGTCACCAAGCCCTGCCAAAGCATTTGCTCTAGTTTTACCCGCTTCTACCATACCGCTATAGTCACCTATAGCTAATTCTGGTCGTATACCTTCTCCTATTCTTGCCATAATTTAACTAAATAATTTACTAAATCCTTTTGCAGCACCTGCTCCACCAAGAGTAGCACCTGCGACAGAACCTAAGAAATCCATTCCTGCACTTCGTTGACTCGCATCATACTGCATTTGTGCTTGCATAAAGTTGATATCATCTTGTCGTTGTGCCATAGCCAAGTTTACTCCTGCATCTGAATCAAAGCTTTGTGGTCCTGATGCTACTTGTGCTAAATTAAATCCTTGTGTATAAGCATCTCCTCCAAAACGTAAAGCTTGAGATGGAGAGCCAAACAAAAATCCTAATGGGTCTCCACCTGCTTGTCTTGAGATAGCAAATGATTGTGGAGCAGCACTTAGTGCTTGTTGCCTTAGTCCACTTCTTATATTTTCTCTGTTTAATACTGAAGCTGCAGCAGTACCCTCACCGAATAATCTACCACCCGCTACTCCTGATGCTCTAGCAGCTTGGTCAGCTTGCCTTTGTCTTTCAGGAGACAACACGCCCTCTGCTTCGTTAAATAAATTTTTGGTTGTTTGTGCTTGTAATCTAGCTATTTCTGACGCGTCAGGGTCAAGTAATCCTCTTAATGTATCTGATACCCTAGTACCATATTCATCTATCAAAGCAAGGTCTCTTTCTTTTTGTATTCTTTCTCTCTCTGCTATTTCTTCACCAGCACGACGTTGCAAAGAAAGTATGCCTTCTTGCCCATCTGCACCAAACAAATTAGTTTGTATGTCTGCTAATTCTAATTTAGCAAATTCTGGTCTCGCTGCCCTCTCTGTATCTAAAATTGATGGTAAAGAATCTTTTACCGCTTTAGCAAAATCTGTATATGACTTGTAAATGTCAATTGGAGGTGGTGCTTCGTATGTATTGCCTTTTCCGCCCATTATAATTTAAGTATTTTTTTAAAGTATTTTGTTGATAAATCTACCTTACAAGGTTTTCCGTATTTGTATCTTATGCCTATAAGTTTTTTATCTAAAACACTTGGTTCTTTGTTGATTAAATCTATTGTTAATTGTTTTAAAACGTTTTTATTATTTGAAAATAAAAATGCTAAAAAGACAGCATCTCCATTTGGGTCATCTTCAGTCCAATCTCTAACGAACTCCCATCCGTCATCATAGTTACAATTATACCACATATGCACACCCACAACTTCATTACCATCATATACAACTGAAATCGTGTTTTTTGCAATATGATAAGTAACCATTGTTGTGACATAATTTTCATCTGCCCCATCAAATACTTCACCATTTTCTTTTCTTATACAATAACCCACAATATCTTTTATTTTTTTAGGTGTTTCATTTAAATCTAACCATTTGCTTACAAAACTAGCTAACTTCATTATAAGGCGTAATTACAAGCTCCTAAAGCTACATATGTAGTATTCCCATCTTTATTGTCGTATGTTACGTTACCGCCACTAGTTTCGTGATACGCTCCAAAAGTTGAACCTGTAAACAAATTTACAGTACCATCTGTACTACTATCAGCGTTCAACCCAAACCATTGTCTATTACTATCAAGACTCCATCTTGCTGTGTATACCGTTAATCCTTTATCGCCTGCTGTCCCTGTAGACATTGTCTCAGCACTAGTACCACCTCCATTATTTTTACTAAATTTGGAGGTAGGGCTAGTAAAACTTCCCGCATTGTCTACTTGTATTATATTCATATTTGCAGCTCTACCTCTATTACTTCTGTTTACTTGACATTCAAATGATTCAACATCGCCTACATCGCAACTATATTGAGCAACACATTGCATATCGCTATCATAATTATTACCTATATCATAATGTTCTGTAACGGTTTTACCTGTAATAGAACAAGTTGTTGAACCACTACCTCCGCCAGACCCGTGAGATACTGCTACAATTAGTCTAGTATTAGCACTTCTTTCATTAGAAGATGTGTCTACTGTAGTTAGTGTTTCAAAGAAATTTGTTGTTGATATTATTTTTATAACAGGATTGCCTGTACCACGGTAATCAGTTAGCTTAACTGTACTAGATGTAGGCACAGCATTGTTAATTGTAGTTTTGTCTACCCTACTCCCTGCTTTGTAATAATCGCTTAATTTAATTGTATCGCTACCACCAAATTGATTTTTAATATCACTAAACTTTACTGTACCGCTACTAGCTATTGGCATTTTCTAATTTTTCTACTTTAGATTTTAATTCTTTTATGGACTCTATTAATAATGGTATTAATTTTTCGTATCTAACTGCTAAATGTCCGTCTTCTCTTGTTGCTACAACCTGAGGTAGTCCTAATGCCTCTACCTCTTGTGCTATGACCCCAACGTCGCTTTTGTGGATACCGACCCTATTATTCCAATCAAACGTGTTACCGCTCAATTTAGACACCTTTATGAGCGAATCTGATATAGGTGTAATGTTTTCTTTTAATCTTTTGTCAGATGTAGAAAAAGCCACAACGTCTGCAGCAGAAACTATGTCACCTGTTACAAAGATATCACCGCTTATAAGTACACCTGCTTCGTCTGTATTACCTGCAGCATCACGTGTGACAACATTATCACCTGCAGTAAGTCTAGTAGCACCCTCTGTTGTAACCAAAACCTTAGAATGGTCTTGCGTAGAACTAAAAACAGTTACTGAACCGTCGGTAGCATCACTAGATATGCCTCCATTAGTTCCTGAGTTTCCTTCATCGTCTAATGTAAGTGTTGGTGCAGAGCCTGTTATAGTTAGTTCACCTGTTGAACTATTAATTTTTAATTTAGATGACGAAGATTCGTCTGCTATTTGAGTGTCAGTAATAGCATTATTTTGTACAAATAATTTATTAGCACCATTGACTCCTAAAGTAGCATTATCTGTTGTGTCTGCAGACCCTGTGAAAGTTGCTTCTTTAATAAGATTATTAAGACCTGCTGCAGTAACTTGGTCTCCTGAAGCAAAGTCGTGTGTTGCTGATATTGTTAATACTCCCATATTATTCTGTTGGTGTTAATGATTTAAATGATTGTGTTGCTGATGTTTTGATAGTTTTGATTTTTGGTCTACCTTTCGTGTTTTCTATTTGATACTGTAATCCATAACCTCTTACATTACCTATTCTACCACGTAGGGAAACATCTTCTTGAAAAGGTATTTCTTTTCCTATGACTCCTGAAGCTGTTGCTATGGGATTTACCTCATTGTTAAGCTCTAAGTCTATGTTTTCTACTTGTATTTTTATACTAAAATCAGAAGGACTTTCTTCTATTTGACCCTCTGCTGCAATATCAAAAGATTTAAATTTTTTCCTATCTATATCTTTCATTGTATACATCCTAGTCTTTAAAAGACCATTGACAAGAGGTTTTTGAGGAGTTTGTGTACCAATAGTAGTAATAACTCTGTCTGTACCTGTTAAATTATCAGGACTATAGTTTGCCTCATTACCCGCTACTTGATGTATACCACCGTGTTGATTAACAGTATAAACACCTCTGTCTGTACCTTTACCTGAAACAATTAAGTTGTCATACTCAAATACGGGTATTGTTGTACCATCAGGTAATGTAGTAGCTATTTCATCTACAGACTCCCACGCTTTATTTAGAAAATTATAAATAATTAAAGCATTGTTTCGTGTTGCGTCGTTTGCTCCCTCTCTTGAATCAAGTGGAACAGCTAAGTAATATCTATTATCGAAATAACACGCAACAGATTGGTCTATTAAATTAGGATTTATTCTATTTATTGTAGTTTTTATACTTTCCGAAAGAGGTGTTTGTGTACCTCTTAAATTATACTCATCTAAGAACTCTAAAGAATACACACCGTTATCTGATAAGAAATAAATATTTTTGCCAACTTGTACAATTGACCTACGAGCAGCAGCACCAACTTCAGTTGTAAGGATTTGAGTTTTAGCGTTACGAGGATTTACTAATCCTGTTATTCTGTGTACACTATTTTTATTAAATACTATTACTGAGTCTTCTACAAAAGATGTTAAGCCTACGGTAAAATCACTAGTTCCTGCATTAAATCGCAATGATGCGAATATTCTATCATAAGTATTACTATCTAGAATATCCGATATTATTAGTTCATCAAAAGCTTTACGCGATACATATCCGTCTTCAGGGTCAAATCTAAATGGTACAACTAATCTGCCTTGGTGCAAAATACCAAACTCAGATGCAGGATTATGTATAAAACCTAAATCAGATGCAACTTTTTTTATAAAAATAGGAGTAGATAAACTTAACTCTGATTTTGTACGAGGTACTGATATAGAATTAGGTTGTATTATAAAAGAAATACCAACTTTGCGTAATGCTGTACCACTTAAACCTGTTGCGTTTGTACTTGATGCTGTGCCTATTTCAACGCTAAATGAATCTGCACTTGCGACTGCTGAAACAACGTTATTTCCATTTACGGCAGCATCTACACTTGCTATAGTAACTGGTTCACCTACTGATAATTCGTGACCTGTGCAAGTAAATGTTGCGGTTGTACTTGCTGAACCGTCAATCCTACAGTCAAAAGCAGAAATAGCTTTACTAGAACCTTGTGTGTAAACTTTATTTATAGAGAAAGATGTATTTTGAAACAACCCTGTAGTAACAGCCCCACTATCTTCTAAAATTAAACTATCTCCTACTGCAAAAGATGAGGTAGTATGAAAAGTTCCTAATAAGTTATTTATATTAAAATCTCCTGCACTTGCAAATAAAGATACAGGTTGGGTAAAAGCACCACTTGGGGCGTTTGAGAATGTAGGGCTAGACGTAATATTATTTGTTGCAGTATCTAGTTCCAATGGTGGTTGTCCATTTGCAGATGCTGTGCCGGGCTTCCTAAAAATAATTATTTTGTTAAAAGCTTGTATAACATCTGATTGCTCTGCAACAGTTTGACCTGTTGGATAGTTTAATGTATAAGATTGTTGGTCGCTTGTCCTTATTGCAAAGGCTTGTGTATTAGAAATTAAAATAATATAATCATCAGCTTGTGCTGAGTTAGGGTCTGAAAAATTACAAGAAGCATATATGCCATTTACTGCGTCATCATTAAGAATACCAAAAGCAGTAGTACACGTGCTATCAGAACCACTATTAGCAAAAGTGCCTGCAACATTTGTAACTAAAAAATTACTACCTGATTTAGTATATGGATGAACTCCATCTGCACCTGATATAGAACAATTAGATATTTTAATACTGCCTGTTGAGGGTGTGTTTGCTATAGAACCAAAGTTTGCTATAGTTAATACACTTCCATCAGAGTTACTTGTAATAGATGTAGTAGCATCAGGGTCTATAATGGTAAAATTAGTTGCATCTCCATCAATCACCTTTAATGCACTTACACCATTTGCAATTGGTGCTACTTTGTTGTTAACACCAATTCTAGGTTGCCATTCTCCGTTTCTATCCATTCTTCCGTTTTGAGACTTTTCTAACAAACCTGTTCTCAATTGGTCGGGTCTGAGTCTGTCATTGAAGCCAGAAAAACCAACGTCGAGTTCTTCTAACACGCGGTCATCATTGTTTCCATATGAATCATATCTAGCCATCTAACATTTCCATCTGCGAAGAGCTAATGCTTTTCTTGTTGGTCTCCCTTTCTTGTCTTTCATTGGTCCTTTAACTCCACTCATACGAGCACAAAAAGATTTTTTACGTGCTTTTGCTTTGCCTTTCGGATTAGAAGATGTAACAGGTGGTTTTAGATTATGCCCCTTGCGTTTAAAATACGCACGTCCTGCAGCTGTAAGCCCACCTTTTTTACTTTTATGTTCTTTTCTCATTATGCTAACATTGGTCCTATTATTGCTCCCCTAACACGAGATATTATTTTTCCCCCATTATCTGCATCCCCCACAATAAATTGAATAACAAAAGATGATTGGTTTTCGTTTATAGGAACAACTAAAGAGCCCTTTGTGAGTAATGTTCCACCGTCTGCACTAGTTTTTTCTATTGAAACCACAGTTGTATAGGTACTGCCATCTGGTAATTGAACTTGTAGTCTATTTTCATTACCGCCCCCTGAACCACTATCTCCATAAGTTGCTTCTCCTTGTATCACAATACCTTTAATTCTTGATGAGCTAAAGTCAGAATCGCTACTGTTAAATTCACTAAGCGTATAAGTAACTTGACCTGTTCCTGTTGTGCTTTTTTGTTGAGCCAAACCGTGACTATCGTGACTTGTAAAAGCAACATACTTATCTCTGTTTTTTCTTACAAATTCTCTTATTGCGTGAGTAGTCATAAGAGAATTGGGATTGTTGCCATCTCTTATTTCATTTGGGAATCCTGATATTAAACAAGTAAGAAAAGTATTTGCAGCTTGACCAATACTTCCCAAAATTCTTACTCCACTACTCACGGACCGTGCTATACTTTCAGGACTAATACTGCCCGGAGGAATAGTAAGGACATCATCTTGTACCTTTAATATTTTACCATCTACCTTTGTAGGTACATCATCTAACTCATTAAACCTTGTCACGCTTTTCTTCTTTTGTGTGAATAACTTATTCTTTTACTACTTGTTTTGCTTTTCTTAAATTTAGACTTTTCCGACGAAGACATTTCTGATGTCGTTTTAGGAGTTTTAGAAGACACTCTTTTTGATGGTCTGCAAGCAGGGTATGGACGTTTACTACCACTCGCTTTGCGTCTTCCGCAGGGTTTGCCTGTTTTAACGTCAACCCATTTTTCTTGATGCCATCTTTTCAGACTCATCTCTTTTTTCTAGTATACCCTGATGCAACTTTACGTTTGCCCCCCGGACCTTTTACCTGCCCTTTGCAAACACGAACCGCATAAGAATTAGCATACGCTGATGGGTACACCTTGTATTTACGTTTAGCCGCAGCTTTACCTCTTGCACATAATTTTGCCATTTATTTTTTCTCCTTAATTAATTTACGTAAAACCTTAGCTTGTCCTGCGTGAGCTTTACTAGCTTTTTCTAGTTTTTTTGCTATTGATATTAGTTTTCTGTGCATTACTTCTTTTTTCTTTTACGCAGACCCTTAAAATCAGCACCTGTAATTTTATTACGAGGAGCTGCAACTCTAGCTAATTTTTTTTGCTTTGGACTGTATTTACTAAATGGCATTATTTTTTACCCCTCTTCATAGTTTTTTTTGTAGGTGGTCTTCCTCGTTTACTTCCGTATGTTCCTTTTCCCATTGGCATAATTATTTTCTCCTTTTCTTTTTTTGTAATGGTTTTGTTTTTTGTATTGTATTTGTAACACTACTAATTCCTCCTGCACCAACTGCAGATTTACCAATAGTGTCTATAAAATGTTTGTCTTTTTTGTATGCTTTAGCACCTTTCTTAACTAAAGGCATTACAATTTTTCTTACTCCGTATGTTATTGGTCTTACTAATGAAATCATATTATTTTCTCCTTTTTATCATTGCTACAAATAATAATGTAAATCCTAGTGCCAAACCATAAAAAGATGGTTCTGGTACACCGTTGTAGTCTACTTGTAATCTGTAGTCAAACTCTTGCCAGCTATATTGTATTCCTTCAAACTCTAGTCCTTTGTAGTCATCTCTAATAAACTCTGGCATATCTGGTACATAAAAAAAAGGTGTATCGGATATAACAATAGATATAGGCTCTTCTATTTCAAAAGGCTGTTCTATCGGAAGTAACGGATACTCAGGTTCAATAATAGGAAATAAAGGGTATTCTAGTTCGTGGCTCATTTTTTAAATAAAGATGTAAAGATTGATGCTATGCTTCCAAATGCTTTTACAAAAAAATTATTTTTAGGTAAAAACATCATTATAATAGATATTATACCAATATAGGCAAATGTCATAGCCATAAGGTCATCTTTGTAATTACTAAATATATATTCTATCATAATGAAGGTGATACTTGTCTTATCGATATGTCTTCAGCATCAAAAGGTGTTTCTATTATAGGTAATTCGTTATTGACATCTGATTCTTGAGACTCATCATTAGATGATGTTTCCGTTTCTTGAGATTCTTGTTCGTTTACAGTTTTTTCTTCTTGGGTTGATTGTGATTTTTCTGACTTGGCTTTTTCTTCGTCATCTGTTTTATTAGATGTTTGATTTTCTTTATTTGTGGATTGTTTTTTTTCTGATTCTTGTGATTTGTTGCTCTCTTCAACAACGGAAGGCTTATCGGAGGAAGTATCTTGTGAAGAAGAGGAGGTTTTGGGTGTGGTGTCCGAAGACTCAACAGATGGAGCTAAAGTCGATTGAAGTTCAGAAACCTCCGCGACCTTCTCAGCGATAACCTCTCGACCCCAATCACTTAAATGATGAAAGTCTACGAATGTATCTATAAACATTGGTACTTCAAATCTTTCTTCTACCACATCTTGTGCAACTTCCGCAACAAAGACTTCAGTCCTGTCTTTTGCTATATCAACTTGTGTAACCGCAGCAGTAGACACAGCTACTGTACCAGCTGCTCCTAATTGTGATACTTGGTTAACTACAGGTATATCTTTTACTCTATCTAGTAAAGACTTTTTTAAAGTTTTACTAGCGTTACGAGCTTGCGATATAACTTCTTGAGACTGCTTTGTAACTTCCTTAGAAGTGCTGTACTCTTTTCCGTCCAATACTTTGGACAAAGAATCTCGCAGTTCTCTGAGTTTATCTTTGGCAGTTTTGTTATCCATTTACATAAGTTGCATTTCATAATTTTATTTAGATGCACGTAATTTTTTAAGTATATTTAGTTCTCTTCCGCTAATTTGACCTGTAGTCAATTTTTCCCCAAGACCTAATGTTTTTCTTTTTGTAGATGCGTCTAATCTTTTGAGCAACTTCATTTCTTTATCAGATATTTGACCTATTTTTTTATTTTTCATAATTATTTACTAACTGCTGCACTCCCAAAATAAAACGATATAATCGATATAACTGCCGTCTTAATCTCCGGGAGTATAAGATATCCGTGCAAAGTTTGATAGCTTGTTCCAGAAGATAATCCAAACCATTTGCTGTATTCAGCAGCTACTGTTATGCCTTCTTCACTATGAGCTAAAATAAATGGTGCTATGATTACTCCGAATAATACAGTCAGTACGATAATCCTTCGTGTCCAAGCACCAAAGGCATCTACTCTAGCGGCAGCTGCATCTGCACTACTATCCATAGCTTGTTGTCTTTTTATCAAGCCTTCTGTTACAGCAGCTTGGTTAGCCACCATAGTTCCTATTAATTTAAATATAAAGCCAGAGAAACCTCCTCCTAGCATCGCTAATAATTCTGTACTCATTTCATCTCCTTGATTAATTTATATATTGAAAGTGCTAAGAATATAAGTGTAGCACACCCGACAACTAGACTAACCACTTGGTTAATCTCTTGTAGCCCTAGACAAGCGAAGAATCCCGCTGAACCCATTGCTACTCTGCCAGTCATTGCTTCCATTTATTATTCTCCCTCTGTTGGAAATGTGACATCAGTTACTATAGCTGCTGTCTCATCGTCTGTTAGTTCGTATCCGTTCACAAGTAGTGCATACTTTTCATCAGCAGTTACTTGAGGGTAAGTGTGATAACGAGTGCCGCTACCTACTCTGTGGTAAGCATAGCCTCGTCTAGCACCCTCTGCATCTGCTTTTACTAAAGCATTATCTAGTGTTTCGTATACTAAGTAATTTATTGTTTCTTCGCTCATAATTAGTAAATATTGTAATGATTGTTTATTTCGTTATGTAAATCTGCAATTTCAGAAGTCTTATCATCTGCAAACATTATTAGTTCTTGTGATGACATTGTTTGGTAATTAGCTGAGTTATAAGACCGACCAAAGTTTTTTATTCTTAAATGAGTATCAAAAACAGAATTTGTACTATGTATTGATGACCCATTTTGGTAAGTCTCAATGTCATTTGAAGCATCTGAAACAAATGTAAAAGAAATTTGTTGATTTAAGGGAACTGCATCAGCAGTATTTAATTCGTTACCATTATTATCCCGATAGTAATAATTACTTAAATATGGAACTCCAAACCAATTTCTGTTTCCACTTCCTAAACCTAAATAAGACCTATTACCAGCAACAATAAGAGCTACATTAAAAATTGAATTTACTTTATCAGAAGCAGTACTATTAAATTTAACTTCTGTATCTAATATTAAATAGTTATCGCTTCCATCAAAACTAATTGCGGGCTTATTATTAACTTTTACTAACCCTCCATTTTGGATAATAGATGGTTGGTTTGTTGCTGTATCTTGTGTAGCATTATTACCATTATCACTTTGGTCGTACCAAGTTTCTACGAGACCATTACGAGCTATGCGAGATACTCTGAAATTAGATATAGTAAATGAAGCATCACTATCATCTACAAATGATATAAATTTAGCATCACTATCACTTGATGTTAATGCTATTGAATTAAATCCAGCTGCAAATGATGTTATAGATGATTGTGCTAAAGTTCCACCTATGGATGTTTTTCTTAATCCTACACCATCCCCAGTAGATGAAGCTTTTGTAGAGTTAAAAGATATATATACAATATCTGAACTAGCTACCTTTTCATTTAATTCTACTCCAAAATATGCATCGTTACCATCTGTTGTCTGTCCAGTAAATCCATCTTTTGAAGCATTAGAAATAGTAGCTAAACCAGACTTAGCAAAGTCAGAAACTAATTCATTTTCATCGTTGTACAAACCATAATAGTTATTGATGTTGGACTCAATCTTGAAGCGATTGGCTGATTGGTCTGACTTATAAATAATTAATTCTTCTATATGACCATCATAAAATCTAGTACCACCACCTAAGCCATCTTGAGCACCTATTGTAAATTCAGTAGTTGTAGAATCAAAACTTGTTCCAGTATTTTCAACATCTTCTGCTGGTGTAGTTGCATTAAAGTGATTTTGAAAACCAGAACTTCCGATTGCAGACGATAAATTTTTTGTAGTTCCTATTAAATGATTAGTGGTTCTTGTAATTATATAATCATCTCCAGCTGTATTTGCTCTTAATATGCTTAGTTCTCCTCCAAGTATTCTGTGAGCAAGAACTGTATCAGCTAAGCTCGTTTCAACTAAATGATACAAGTATTGTGGATTATCGTCTCCAAATGTAGTTGATGTACTAGCCACTCTTTTCTTATGAACAGTAAAACTAGACATTCCATCAGATGCTTGCATAGCCCCTACATCAGAGTTTGTTAGCATATCATTACTTCCATCAAACTTTAATCCATCAGCAAGTAATGCTCCGCTTGATGCAATCTGTGGTTGGTTAGCCGCAGTCTCTTGAACTGCATTGTTTGCACCAGCTTGGTCGTACCAAGTGTGGACACTAGCTCCGTGCTTAATTATTTCAAATTTTAAATTAGTAAAAGAAATACTTATAGTACCCCCAGTTAAATTAGTTTGTAGAAAAACAAAACTTCTAAAATCTTCGTCATCTCCTTGGCAAACAAAAGAAAAATCACCCGAATCCCCCGGATTAAATCTTAATTTATTTACTTGTATTGTTCCTACTCCAGTATGGTCAGTTAAATTTCCGAAATCTGATGAACTAGATGTATTATTGTTTTTTCCTTGTTTGATAAAAAATCCACTGCTATTTAAACTCCCAGTGCTAGATGTATAATTAACTAAAGTACCTGATACTCTAAATGTAGTTAGTGAAGAATCTGTTGCACTTATTGTTGCTGGTAAATTAAATGCCCATCTTGCACCAGTTTGAGATGCTGTACCTTGTGTAGCTGATAATGTAAATGTTTCATTATTATCGGTTGAGCTTGAAGAAGCTGAGTCCCAATGATTAAAATTGTGAATATCACTTTGTATAATACTTGTAAAACTATTAGATTTTGTTTCATTTAAGAATCCATTAAGGTTAGTAGAAGTTGTAGTTTGTGTGTCTGGGTTACTATCTTCGCTATGATTTACAATAGGAGAGTTCAAACTTACTTTATCTTCTGAATCAAATCCTACTGTTACTTCGACATCATCTGAGCTTCTACGAATACGAACTGCACTATTTTCATTTTCAATAATTTCTACATTGCGAAACTCTGCTGTTATTGTGCCAGTTTCAGACCCTACAGCACTTACAGTAAAATCAATAAAATTATCAGCACCCCCAGAGTTATATCCAGCATCTATTAAGAATGGAACAAAAGTTGTAGATGCAGTACTTACAGAATCTTCATCTGTGTCAGCAGAATTATCGGATATATCTACCAGAGCTACAGAATCTCCCCCAGAGGTTGTATCTTCAACCATACGAAATTCACCTTTTACTACATATTGCTTTCCATCTTCTAAACCTTTTATTCTTATTGCTTTTGCAAAAGATGACGAACTAGTTTTAGTAGCAGATACACGATATACTCCATTAACAGCAGTAGCCTCAGATGAATCTGGAGAGTTGTTTGAAAAATGTCTTACTT